GAAGTGTTTTTCCGGTTCCTCGCAAACATTGCGGCAAGGCCAGTACATCTGACCAGTGGCGGCTTGGATCACCACACCGCAGGCTTCGTATGGCGCGGCGGATCTGGCGTGGCGCTCGGCCTCAGATTTGGATTCGGGAGCCAGGGTAACCACCATGCGGATAGTCGGAAATGCCTTGGGATTGGAAACGGATCCTGCAGCTATTGAACCGCTTGCCGCAAACATCAGAAGTGCTGACGCCTACAGCATTGTCGTTCACGTCAAAATAGCTGCTGCCGGTGTAGCCACACTCAGGACCGCGATAGACCCACGGGCAGTAGTCCTGCACTTGCCGGCCAGGGAGCTGCAGGTTGGTCAGGTCTAGTTTGCTGACCAGTTCAAATTCAACAAGCTGGATATTTTCCTTTGATACACGGTCGATGTACCAGACCTGATCCTCGAACTTGGCGGTCGGATCAGCAGTCGGGTTGACGCCACCAGGGAAGTTGATCGCATCCAGAAATTTCTTGCAGGTGCGGATGCGCGTGACCTTGGCCTGCAGTGGGTTGTAGGTCAGCAGCAAGGATGAGATGGCGCCAGTGACGTTTGCAATCCGCATGGTGGGACGCGGCAACGTACCTTTTGAAGTCAGCTCAAAACCATCTACTTCGATTGGTGCGGCGCTGTAGGTGATGCCTTGAAACACCACGTTGCCAGTCAGGGCGTTGGTGCCAGCGTGGTAGTAAAAGGTGGTGTCAATCCCGTTAACCGCCAACGTGAGCCGCAGTTGGAACAGCTCGATAATGGCTGATGGATCCAGCTTTTGGATCTCGGTTTGGATTGATGTTGGTGTCGTCATGCCTCAAACACCTGACGGAAGGTAGCTGTGATGTTGTTGAAGTTGCAGCTCACCTGACTTGTCTGCCATTCACTGCAGATCCATTTACCGGCATAGCCATTCGGGTCGGTCCAATCGAAAGACTCGACTGCACCACGGGCACGTAGGAAGGACAGGATATTATCCCGCTCGGCATCTGTGCGATTGCTAAATTGAAGCGACCAGTTCTTCGGTTGCGTGTTGATGCCAAATGCAACGCGCTGTTCGTAGCCATCGCCAAACTGGATCCGCTGAACGTTTGGCCGTTCCTCAAGGTCAGCCGTAAAACTTGGCGTATAAGTGAAAGTAGCCATCAGGCGAGCAAGCCTCCAGGGCGACGCTGCTTGATCAATTCTGCCTGCACTGCAGCACCAACGGCCTTGCCAAGCTGGCCAGCCTGATTGTTGTTGCCTTGTACGTTTGAGCCGCCTGCATCCACGTTCACCACCACGCTCACACCGCCGCCACCGTTAGTGGCTTGCACACCGAGGCGGCCATCACGGCCGCGACGCAGCGGCATGATCGCCTCAGGTCCGGCCTCACCCATCAGGCCGATGCCCTTGGCGAAGGGGAACATCGTCGGCTTATCGACGATGCCGCCACGGGCGAACTTTTGGATGCCGTTCTGGGCGTAGACATTGCCCATTGCATTAACACCGAAGCCGACGGTCTTGCTCAGCGAGCTGGCCACGCCAAGCAATCCACCGCCACCACCACCTGAAAACAGGCTTTGGAGAGATCGCAGCAGAGGGGCAATGATCAACATTCGAGTAACCATGCGTGTAGTTTCCTCAATGATTGATTGCGCAAATTGCTGGAAGTTGAAAGTGCCGGTGGTGGTTAAAGAGACGATCGCATCTTCCAAACCCTTGAAGGCGGTCTGAGTGACATTGCTCAGGTTGGCGCCCAGTGTCCCGATGCTTTCAATGTAGGAACCGAGGCCAGCGCGGAAGTCCTCCATCGCTGAGGTTGTTTTCGTTACTGATGTGTAAAACAGTTCTCCGCTCATGCCGGCCTCGAAGCCGACGCCCTTCAGTTCCTTAAATTTCTCGATGAGCGCATTGGTTTCTTGAACTTGCAGCTTCTGAATATCAACCGATCTGGTGCGTTGGATGTTGGCTTGCTGTTCGCCACTCAGTGCCTCGCGCAATGCTTTATCAGCATTGGCAATCACCACGCGGCGCTTTTCAGCATATTCCAGTTGGATCTTGCGCATAGGATTCATTTCCCTTTCAATCTGTAGCTCAGCGCGTGATTGCTGCAGTGCATTGCGGGAATCAATCAGTGCTTCACGCCGACGCTTGGCTTCATCGTCTGCCTTCTTCTTCCCACCGTCGCCAGTGCGCAAGCCACTCAGGTCCGGCGTTGTGCCGGGTGGAGGTGTCGGAATGTTTGGCATGGTGAGCGCGCCAGAGATGCCCGTGCCGATCTTCTTCATCAGATCATCGATCAGCGTGCCGAGACTTACAGCCAACCCCAGACCGACAGCGCCGCCGCCAATCACACCAAGCGCCTTCGCCTGCGCAGGTCCAGGAGTCTGCAGGCCAGTGATCAAACTAAGCACCGCGGCGCGTGCTGTTTGCACTGCAAGTGTTGCCCGCTCGATGCTAAGCATTCCAAGCATCACCACGCGCAGCCCCTTCATTGCGTTGGTAAAAGTCGTGATATTGGTTGCAATAAAAACGCCAGCGGTCACACCGCCGAGTACCACCATCGTCTTGATCAATCCAGCCGCCACCTGCTGGAGTCCTGCTGCGCCGCCGATCGCTTTGTAGAACTCGCCCGCAAGATTGCCGACAAAGGTGATCGCCTGCGTGAGCACGCTCACCAACCCACTCATCACCGGCAGCAACGCTGAACCAATCTGCACGGTTAGCACAGTGGTCTGTGCCTTCATGATCCCGAGCTGGTCGTTGAAAGCATCAGCCTTGTCGGCAAAGTCGGGACCAATGCCGAGACCGAAGCGCTGGATCTCCTTGCTGCCGAGGTTCAGGATTGGGATCAGTTCGGCGCCAGCTTTGCCGAAGATCTTGATCGCCAGTGCTGCCTTCTCCGGTCCATCACGCAACTGAGCAAAGCGATCGGCTACATCAAGAAACACCTTGTCGGCTTTGCGCAGGGTGCCATCGGCCTCAGTGGTGCTAACGCCAACGGTCTTAAACGCAGCAGCCGCTGCCTCCGTACCAGTGGCCGCAGCCACCATGTTCTTGTTCAGGAATGTCAGTCCCTTCGCCACACCCTCGAGGCTGCTGCCCGATAGCTCGGCCGCCACCTTGAACTGCCCCAGTGTCTCGACGCCGACACCAGTACGTTGCGACAGGTCGCGCATATCGTCTGCCAAGTCGATCGCCGACTTCGCCAGCGCAACTACACCGCCAGTCACCGCCACAGCGGCCAAACTCTTGAGGCCGGTGTAGAGCAGGTTGGTCGCCAGGCTGGCGTTTTTGATGCGCCCCTCGAGGCCTTGCATCGAGTTGCCAAGCCGCCGGATATTGTTCTCACCCGCCACGTTGGCGGTGATCTTCAGCATGGCCTCCATGTTCATCGCCATGGCTATGCCCCCTGCTTATTGATCACCGTCATCGCTGCGGCCTCCATCACTTGAAGATCCTCCAGCAGCGCACGCGGTTCCTCTACGTCGTACAGCTTAAACAGCCAACGCACCGCTGCATAGTCCAATCCGATCACGCCACTCATCGTGGTGCGCCACTGCGTCTGCACACGGAGGAACATCTCGACCACCAGCCAGTTCTCCGGCAGGATCCCGAAGTCTTCATCCGGTGGCGGCGGCAGATCCGGCAGATCGAAGCCGAAGGCCGCGGCATCGTCGGCGGTTTCGTCAACAACGCCACCGCCTGCCCAATGCTCAGCGGCCTCGATCAGTTTTTTCGCTTGGCTCCCTGCAGGCTCTCGAAGTAGGCCACCGTGATGGCGCTCGCGAGCATCGGCACATCAAGCAACTGCTCAAGTGCCTTCTGGCTGAAGGGCACATCCTTCCCATCCCCATCGGTCACACCAGACCAGCCGACAAGTACCTCCGCTGCAAGATCAGCATCGGTGATCTCCTCGGTCTTGATCTGGGCGCCGATCTCCGTGATACGGGACTGGCTCAACCGACGAAACTCCCCATCGAAGGTCTGCCGTTGCATACGGCCACCGTCGACGGGGATATCAAATG